CACGTTAACTCTCAACTATTCCAACACTTACACGCTGACGCTTGTCATCCCTGACGGCGAAAAGACCACCAACCCTGACGGCAGCATCACGACCCGCCCCAAACTGCAGGTCCTGAACGTTGTTAATGACACGGTTGATGCCACCACCGGAAACACGGTTATCGAGTGTGACGGCATCATCGACAGCCAGGTTGGGGCGTTATGGGTTCTGGAATGGCAGAGCCTGAATGCTGCGCTGTTCAAAATTATTGCCGTCAGCGAAGTTGAGCCGCTGGTCTTTCAGGTTGAGGCAATCCAGTACAACGCAAGCAAGTTTGCTTACGTCGATAACGATCTGCCGATTGCGATTCCCAAGGACCGCTTCACGCTGACTGGCGCTGGCGTTCCAACCAACGTTCAGGCAGAGCTGGTTTTCCGCAACAACCAAACCCAGATCAGCGCTTACTGGACATCACCACAAAAGAATGACGCCAACGATTTGCTGGTGCGTGGGTACCGCTATCAGTGGCGGCAAACCGGCGACACAGAGTGGTCTGATGTTGGAATTGTCACTGCTGGCGCGGTTAGTCAGCCTGTTTCGAACCACGTCTATGGCGACAGCTACGAGTTCAGGGTTGCCACAGTTAACCGCCTGGGGCAACAGTCGGACTGGGTTGCGGTCAATGTTTCTGCCTTCGCAGCAATCCCGGATTTATCAGATACAGCTTTCAACGCTGTTGTCCGCCACCAAAACCAGCCTGATGGCACCCAGCTGCTGATCATTGATGCAGGTAGCTGTCCAGTCCCTGAGCGGATCACGGGTTATCGCTGCTGGGCATTCCCAACAGATGTGCCCACCACGGTGCCGGGCGTTAAGGAACCAGAAGCCGATGGCTGGTACTTCCTCAGCAATATCCCGCTCACTGGTTATTACACGATTGCCTTCCACGCGCCTGGTGACTGGCAAATTCGTGTTGCCTTTACCAGCGCAATTTTTGGCGAGAATCCCAGCAACTACATCTATGACACGATTGAGCGCGAGGAGATCGTTCCTCCTAAGCCCGACAACTTCACCGTCGTTCAAAATCAAAACAACGGTCTAAAGCGCTTTAGCTGGCAACTGCCCAAGAGTTCCTATGGCAGCTGGGACCAGGGCGTCGTCTCCGATATTGTCTCCTACGAAATTCGGTATAAGCAGGGCGGTCTGATTGACGACGATCCTGCCGTCACTTGGGACGAAGGGATTGAACTTTACTCCGGCGGCGTTTCAGTCACTCAGCAATGGTTTGAAACCAGCCTGTTTGACACTGACGAATGGACTGTAATGGTCAAGTCGGTTGATGCGACGCAATGGCGCAGCGATGAACCGGCGGTGATCCTGGTCAACATTGGTGCCCCACCAATCAGCAACGCGGTTTACGAGGAATGCATTAATTCGACAACCTGGCCGGGTTCTTACATCAACTGCGAGGTCAGCGATAACTACTACCTGACCACACAGGATGGGACGCTGCTAACGGCGCAGAACGGAGACTTTATTACGGGTGATACCGGCGTCTATGCCGTCCAGCAGATCGACATCGCCCAAGACGCTTACTACACCTGGAACCTTGACAACAACTTCCTTGAAAGCGCCCTGCTGATTACGACTACAGCCGAAGCGACGTATCAGCACAGCCTTTCCGCCTTGACTGGTGCTGGCACATCACTGTTCCAAGAAAACGACGACGAAATTTTCCAAGAGAATGATGATCCGTTGTTGGCTGAGCAACGCACCTATACCGCCGCCGAGCTGTCTGGAGAAGCGGCAGGCATTTTGCACCCATACGCACCATTTGAAAAGCTGACCGAAGACGTGTATGCCGTTCGGACGCTGATCAAGTCGAAGGATAAGGCCAGCCCTGGTGCGATCACCGGGTTGTGCTTTGAGCTGGACTACCCGGATGTGGTTGAATCGCAGAATGACGTGTCAATCAGCAGCAGTGTGTCGGGCACTGCCATTTCACTCAGTAAGACGTTCAGGGTTGTGAAGTCGGTCCAGCTGACTTTGCAGGATACGGGCACTGGAGCGATCAACGCCCTTGTGGTCTCGAAATCGACCAGTAGCATTACAGTGAAATGCGTCAACAGCTCTGGCACTGCAGTCGCTGGCGTGATCGACATGACCGTTGTGGGTTACTGAGATGGCAGGACTTCGGATTTCACAGCTGCCATCGGCTTCGGCTATTGCCAGCGCTGACCTACTGCCATTTACAAGTGTTTCTGGCAGCGAAACCCGGCGGATTCAAGCCAACGTTTTAGCGGTTGCCCTGGGGCTGCTTGGCACCAGTGTTGGCAGCACTGCTCCGAGCACGCCGACCAACGGACAGCTTTGGGTCGATACCAGCACCAACCCACCTTTGGTGAAGGTCTGGAACGGTGCGACCTGGACAACTGTCTCGTTCCAGCAGAGCAAAATTACCAATCCTGGTAGTTCGGCACCGTCTAGCCCAGGAATAGGCGAGCTTTGGCAAGACCAGAGTTCATCGCCGTATGAACTCAAGATGTGGGACGGGAGCAGCTGGATAGCTCCGATTGCTGATGTCCTTACGCAGACTTCTGCCGCTAGCACTTACCTAACGACTTCGGCTGCAGGAACCACATATCTGGCGTTGGCTGGCGGCACGCTGACGGGTGATTTGACCCTGAGTGGTGCGCCAACCACCAACAATATGGCATCCACGAAAAAGTATGTGGATGATCAGATTGCGGCACTACCTGCAGCAACAGATCTGACCCCTGCTGGGACGGTGATCTGGACAGCACGAAATACTGCGCCGACTGGGTACTTGAAAGCAAATGGTGCGGCAGTTAGCCGTACTACTTACTCAGATTTGTTTAGTGCAATCGGCACAGCATTTGGCGTTGGTGACAATGCTACTACGTTCAACTTGCCAGATTTGCGCGGCGAATTTATTCGCGGCTGGGACGATGGTCGAGGTATAGATGGCGGGCGCACCTTCGGAAGCCGTCAGGATCAGGAGACCTACGGGTTTGACGGCAACACAAGCGACCGTCTGCTTTACCTTAATCCACCACCTCCAACATTCCGAACGCCCGATATTGATGCGTCTTACACAGAAACCCGTCCGCGCAACGTGGCGTTGCTGGCTTGTATCAAGACCTAAGCCACGCCTAAGATTCCTTTACTGGAGCGCTATCAATGGCAACGACGAAGATCACTGACCTGACGGCTTATACCGATCCGGTTAGCACTGATGTTCTGCCCATTGTTGACGTTTCGGGCGACTTGACGAAAAAGGTCAGCATTGCTGACTTGATGGAGAACGCTGGCTCTGGTACGGAGGCGGCTCCCGGTATTGCGTTTGACGGTGACCCCAATACTGGTATTTATCGCCCTGGTGCTGATCAGCTTGCGATCTCGACGGGCGGCACCCAGCGCCTGCTGATTGATGACAGCGGAGTTGTCACGGTTGCTGGTGACCTGACCGTTAATGGCACTACGACGACGGTCAATAGCACCACTGTCACTGTTGACGACAAGAATATTGAGCTGGGTTCTGTTGGTACGCCTACCGATACGACTGCTGACGGTGGCGGCATCACGCTGAAGGGCGCTACCGATAAGACGATTAACTGGGTCAACAGCACCGATAGCTGGACTAGCAGCGAAAATGTTGATCTTGCTAGCGGTAAAACCTACAAAATTAACGGGACTGATGTACTGAGTGCAACTGCGCTTGGTTCAGCTGTTCAGATCAGTAGCGACAACATTCCTAGCGGCACTATCGTCAACGATGACGTAAATGCCAGTGCTGCGATTGCTGGCACCAAGGTTGACCCTGATTTTGGTAGTCAAACTGTTGAAACTACCGGCGTCTTTAGTGCAGCTGGTGGTGCACAAGCTACCCCGTCGATTACCTTTACTGGCGATCTAAATACGGGTATCTATTCTCCTGGCGCAGACCAAGTAGCCATCTCGACTAATGGCACTGGGCGGTTGTTTGTTGATGCGAATGGAAGGATAGGTCTTGGCGCGACCCCAGAAGCCTTACTACACATTTCATCTTCTGCGCCTATTATTAGGCTGTCGGAGACAGACCAAGCAGTTGACAAAAAGAATTGGGACATCGCTAG